CGCTACGGGGCGGGGGAGGCGCTGATGGGCCTCGGCACGCGACAGCAGAACCTCTACCAGCAGTTCCTTAACGCGCAGCGCGAGGAGGACCTCCGCCGGCAGGAGTTCCCGCTGCGGCAGCTTGCGATCCGGCAGGGCGCGGTGTCGGCGTCGCCGTACAACGTGACCCAGACCGGGACCGTGACCGGGCGGCCGTCCTACTGGGACATGGCCGGAAAAGTCGCCGGCGCGTTTTTCCCGACCCCGACCGGTTCCGACGAGGACATGAAGCGCAACATCGGCGGCATCAAGAACCCGCTCGACAAGGTGCGCCGCCTCAAGGGCATCGAGTTCGAGTGGGAGGACGGCTACGGCGAGAACGAGGGCGAGGACAGGGGCGGCGAGGAGGACATGGGCATGTCGGCCCAGTCCGTCGAGCGCGCCATGCCCGAGGCTGTCTCGCGGCGCGAGTCGGACAACATGCGCCAGTATGATCTGCCGCAGGTTGTGGGGCTGCTCACCGAGGCCGTGAAGGAGCTCGACAAGAAGGTCGGCGCCAAGCGCCGCGGGAGGGCGTGAGGTGGACTTTTTCAAGAAGCTGACGGACCGCGCGGCGCAGCGCAGGATCGACGCCGACGAGGAGATGCTCAAGCGCTACGGCACGCAGTACGCCGAGGGCGGCGGGATGCAGCGCGGGCTGATGCGCCTAGCGGCGCAGGGCGGCGATGATGAGATGGACCTCTCGAGCACGCTCTCGGCCAGGGTGGGCCAGCCCACCGGCGGCGACCCGCTCGAGATGTACCGCAAGATGTACCGCACCTACGGCGGCCGCAAGACGCGCGGCCTGCTCTTTGATTGAGGACCACGAACATGGCAGAGAAAACAAAAAAGCCCGGATTTTTTAGCCGTTACGTCGGCGGCTTGCTGGGCGAGGATGTGGAGTCCATGACCCCCGAGGAGCGCCGCCGGGCGAACCTGTCCGTGCTCGGCATCATCGCCCGCGGCATGGGCTCGCCCGAGGCGGGCAGCGAGGCGCTCGCGCTTACCCGCGCCAGCCGCGCCGCAGAGCGTAAGGCCGCAGACGACGCGCGCCGCACCGCGGCAGCAGAGGCAGAGATGTCCCGCATCGCCGGGCGTCTCTTTGGTGGCACCCCAGGAAATCTTGAGAGTCTTCCTGGGATTAGCGGCGAGGGCGGTCAGCTGACCGCTAGTAATCGCCCCAGAACGCTTGAGAGTCTGCCCGGAGAGGGCGGAGAGGGTGGTCAGCTGACCGCTCGCTATCGTCCGAGGACGCTCGAGAGCCTTCCTGGAATTAGCGGGGAGGGTGGGCCGCTGACTTCTCGCTACCGACAGGACCCGATGGAGGCGATGTCTATGCTCTACAGATCGCAGGCGGGGCGGGACGCTGCCAGGTTAGCGCCGGATCTTGCCGCGCTGGCTAAAGAGGGCACCCTCGGGAGCATCGTCGGCGGCTCGGTCGTCAATCGACTGACCGGCAAGGTTACGACGCCGGCCGAGGCGCCGAAGCCCAAGATCCCCGAGCGCACGGTGGACCTCGGCGGGCAGGTCATCGTTTACTTCAACGACGGCACCTCGCAGACGTTCTCGAAGGGGATGGCGCCCGGCGCGCGCGCGGCGGGAGGCGGCGAACGCTTTAAGATTTTGAGTGCAGCGGAAGTTTTGGAAGCAGGTTTAAAACCTGGCTCTATATATCAAAAAAATACTGTTACTGGTCTAATTACACCGATGCAGGGTCAAGATTCTGGCGGTCTTGGCGAAACAGAGTTGAGACAATATAACGCCGCTACCCTAGCCATTAGAAACGCAAGAAGCAACATTCAAAATTTTGCTGATACATTGACTAGAGTTCCTGCAACGGGTGCCATTGCAGGGGAAGGGCGCGGCGAGCTTGAAGGGTCCTACACCCTCGCGCTTGGTGCCGTGCGCGAGTTGCAAAATAGCGGTGTCTTGAATGTGGGGGAAATTCCGTTTTTGGAAAAGGCGCTTAGAGACCCCACTACTTTTTCATCAATAATGGCTTCTCCCGTAAGGAGAAAAGAGATTGCTGGGCAGATCAAGACAATACTGACTCTGCTTAACCAAAGGGAAAGTAATTTGAATAATCTTTATTTTCCAGGTAAACCGCCTCCTCAGAATGCAACTCCTTCTGCCGCAAATCCTGTCGTACCCACAAATCAAAACAGATCGCCTAGCCCAGAAACAAGGTCTAGGGCAGCAAATTATTACCAAGAAGGTGACTAAAAATGGCACGTTCAACTATCCAACACTATAAGGCATTGCAGCGCGCGCGAGCCGCTGGCGACAATGATGCTGCTCAAGTTATCGCAAAGCAGATGGTAGACGACATGAGCACCGCCGAGCGCGCTATGTTTGGCGTGGGTAGCGGCGTTACTAATGTCGCTCAGAACATCGGAAACATCTTTGGCCTTGTTGAAGATGAGACGGTGCGTGAGACTCGCGCCTTGACGCAGCCCCTTCGTGAGACGACGGCTGGTCGTATTGGTGAGTTTGGTGGAGAGCTTGCCACCTCTTTAATCCCTGCCGCTGGAACAGCGAGGGTTATTGGTGCTGCCGCGAAGGTTTTGCCAGTCTTATCAAGAGCGCCAGCACTTGCTCGAGCCATTGGTGTTGGGGCAACAGAGGGGGCCGTGCAAGGCGCTGTTACCGCAGGCCCAGATGATCGCGGAGAGGCGGCTTATTTGGGTGCGGCAACTGGCGGTCTTTTCCCTGCCGTTGGTGCCGCCTATCGTACTGCTCGCGCTGGAGTACGTCCGACCTCTGCTGCTCGCGCTTTGACTCAACAGGGCGTAGAGCTTACGCCGGGACAGATGAACCCTCGTGGAATTCTTGGTCAACTAGAGGAAGTTACTGAGGCGCTTCCGTTTGTTGGCCCAACCGTGCGCGGCGCAAGAGAGGATAGTTGGAGACAAACTAAAAAATTAGTTGCTGAAAATGCCGCGCCACCGGGGTTTCAAGGTGTTATCCCAGACAACCAGAATAAAGCAGTGGATGCTTTGCGCAAGGGATACAACGAGGCATATAAAATTGTAGAGGGTATCGATGTAACTCCGTTTGGTTTAAGCACCGGATTTAAGCAAGCCGTTAGAGATAGATCTACTCTTGTTAAAAAAGACGATGTTGGCTCTGTTGCTAGATTTTTAAATAATGAACTTTCTGCAATTCAAGGAAGGGGCATTATCAAGAGCGAGGATTTATTGCGCATACGGAGCAACATTAGAGAACAACTTCGAGCTCGTGACATATCTAGTGGAGCCGAAAGGCTGTTGATTAACGCTGAAAAGGCGGTTACCGATTCTCTTGATTCTCAGCTTCCAGCGGACGCAATGTCTGCCTTAAAGGCCATCGACAATCAATATGCAAAATTTGTTGTTTTTCGGCGTGCTGTTGAAAAAGGAAAAGAGTCCGACTTTACTCCAAATCAACTTTCGTTGGCTGTAAAGGAAGCCACGGACGCAGGAGAATATGCAGCTGGAGGCGGTAGATTGCGAGAAATCTCTAATCCTGCCGCTGATGTATTTTCCACAACACAGCCAAAAACTGGCCGCATGGTTGCAACATTAGGCGCGCTTGGGCTTGGTGGGTATAGTGCGTACCAAGATCCTACGGGGGCCGCTTTTCCATTGGCCGGGCTAGGGTTGCTATACGGAACTTCTGCCGGAAGACGGCTTGCTATGGGTCAATCTGCAGCCCAGTTACGCGCTCGCGCTCTTGAGAGAAGTGTTCGCCGTAATGTTCCTAAAGCATTTCGAGAGGCCGCCTCTACTGGAGTGCGCCGCACCGGATCCTATGCCGTTCCAGGGCTGCTAGTTGATGAAGGCCAGTACGACGAGGGTTACTAAGAGTGAACAAGCCCACATGGATGCATCGCGCCCGGCTATCCAACAGTACCTGATGCGTGGTATACAGTCGCCGCTCGCTAGGCGTGCAATGATGTCGCGTGGCACCCGAGGGATCGCAACCTATGCCCCAGCAGCAGGACTCCTCTCGTCGGAAGACTGACCGCCACGCCCGGCTGCAGATCCCGCGTCGGTTCCAGTTGCACGGTCATCAGCTCACCGTGCGCATCCTGCCGCGCACCCGCTGGCCGCACTCGATGGATACCGTCGGGATGTACGACCCTGCCTGTCACCGCATCGACCTGCGGGGCGATCTGGGCGACACCGAGCTCCAGCAGGCCTTCTGCCACGAGTGGAGCCATTCCCTGCTCTGCGAAATGAACCACCCGCTAAACGACGACGAGGTATTCGTGGACAACTTGGCGAGCCTGCTCCAACAGAGCCTGAGTACATTTGACTGCGAAAACAAAAAATGCTGACCGCATCTGACCAGGACTTTATCGCCGCTTGGCAGCGCCTAAAACGACCCGCAGATGTGGCAAGGGCGCTGAACCTTTCGGTGCGGCAGGTGTTCACGCGCCGCCGATCGCTCGAGACGAAGCACGGCATCGTGCTCGAATCTGAAAACAGCAGGGCCTGTACCGAGAACACGCGAGGCCCGTCGGGCGCAGCCTTCCGCGCTAGCAAGCTCGCCGCCGAGCGGGCGGTTAAGTACGAGGGCGAGATGCACGACACCATCGAGGACGGCGTGGTGCTCGTGGCGAGTGATTGCCACTATTGGCCGGGTGTCATCACCGTCGCGCACGAGGCATTCTGTCGGCTCACCAAGACGCTAAAGCCCGAGATGGTCATCCTCAACGGCGACATCCTAGACGGGGCGCGTATCTCGCGCCACCCGCGGATCATGTGGGAGCAGCAGCCGCAGCTCAAGGACGAGATCCACACCGTGCAGGACCGCTGCGCTGAGATCGCCCGAGCGGCGGGCAACGCCAAGCTCATCAGGACAATCGGCAACCATGATGCGCGGTTCGAGAACTACTTGTCTGGCCGCGTCGCCGAGGTCGAGGGGATGCCTGGCACGACGCTGCTCGACTTCCTGCCGTCATGGCGCGCCGGCTGGGCGCTGCACTTGAACGCCAAGACGGACGGCTGGGTCTGCGTCCGGCACCGCCCGGTCAATGGCGGCATCCACGCGGCGTACAACTCCGCGCTCAAGTCCGGCGTGAGCTATGTCCACGGCCACCTCCACCAGCTCAAGGTCACGCCGTGGGGCGACTACCGAGGCAGGCGCTACGGCGTGGACACCGGCACGATGGCCGACATCACCGGCCCGCAGTTCACCTATGTCGAGGCGGGGCCGGTCAACTGGGCGTCAGGCTTTGCCGTGCTCACGTTTCGCGAAAAGCGAATGCTGCCGCCTGAGCTCTGTGTGGTCGAGGGCGGCAAGGCGTGGTTCCGGGGCGAGGCGGTCTAGCGCTCCCTCGGGTCCACGCCGGCCAGCATCGAGGCGTACCAGAGCATCTTCTTGGCGTCCTGCTCCACGGAATCCTTCAGCCCCAGGCGCCAGTTGTACTTCGCCACCTGGCCGCGCAGGTACCCGCGAAACTCCGTCGGCGAGAGCTGCGCCTCGATGGCGTCGATGCACTCGATCTCGCCGGCCCTGTAGTGTGCCGGGTTGATGGGGTCGCTCATGTCATCACCTCCACAAGAAGCGCGCAGAACAGCAGGATGCCGATCGCCGCGATAATCGCGTCGCGCAGCAGCCGAAAGAAGGCGTCAAAGTCAGGCGGCTTTTCCATCGCCATCCTCCACGGCATCCTCGACGCGCCCGATGAGC